ATCTATTATCTTTTGAATATTTTGTAACACCCGAATATGATACATGTCTATTTAACATAGGCATTGTATCATCTTTTGAAATTGATGTTCTACGAATCATCATCAATGGTAATTGAATTTTACCAGCACTATCTCTAAAAATACCCTCTCTTCTTGCACCAACCCATCTTTCCGAATTACCATATATAACCGGAATCTTTAATGCTTTGCCATTATTATCCAAAGTTGGCAATGCAGTATCTTCTAAATAAGACATCATTGCATAATCAATATCAAATAATGAAATTGATTGTTTTAAATCTCCTTTATTAGATTTTATCTCATTAGCCCTATTTAGGTCACTTTTTAATGGATTAATAGACATATTAATTTAATTTTTCTTCTATATTAAGGTTAGATTTGGATACCATAAATGTTGAACATACAATACTGAAATTATTATCAGGCTGCCCCGCTACCAATTGTATTTCATTTGTATTATCTATTTCAAAATAAGAATCGTTCCATTTTATAATATCACCCACTTCGGGATATATTCCTTTTTCTTCCAACATCCATCTATCCAATTTGAATGTGGCATTTTGGTCAGTATCTAAACCAAATCCCTCATAACGAGCTTGTTCCGGTTCTTTTGCAACTAATGCAAATACTTCTACACCAGGATACCAAGTTTTATTCAACGATTCTCCATAAATGTTTATTTTTGTTTCGTTCAAATTAATTTTGAATAAAACAATTGTATTTTGGATTACATCATCTACTAATTCTCTAGCAATTGATTTAAAAAACTCGATATCTCTACCTAATGAAAACTTTGGCATATTATCCTACATATATTTTTAAAGGAACTTTTCTTAACATCTCTTGGTGGTGATTGGATTCATGTGTTTTATTTTCCATCACATTTTTTCTACTCATCTCCTCCAAATTTTCTCTTAATTGAGTCATCAACATATCTTTTTCTACCTGAGCTTCTGCTCTCAATGCTGCGCCATCTAAACTGATTTCAGCATCTGGTATTGGAATAGATGAATATTTTTCTCTAATGGCTCCTAATAATTCTTTTGAAAGTGCCAATGTATATTTTCTAATCCATTGTTTACCAACATCATTTATATTAGAATATTGAATAAAATCATATGGAATATCAGAATAATCAGAAAGTGAATCCGATTGAATTGTTTGCGAATCATGTTCGAATTCATCTCTACTCATATAATCAAAATAAACTCGTACCATACCTCGTGTCACCGTTGGTATAGGAAATATTTCTAATATATTATCTACAATATTAAATGTGTGAGCCGATTTACGAATATGGTCATTAAATTCAATATGTTGCATTCTTAATACATCTTCATAAAGAGGCATCATTAAGAATTGTGCTGCAGGAGAGTAATTACCAAATCCCAACTCACTCATCAAATTTAATGTACCTTGTGCGCCAACTGAATATGGGTCAAAGAAACGAGTAATGGCAGGAACTGCTTCGTGATATACTCTAACTACATCTACAGTAGAACTTCCTGAAAACATTGTATTAAATGATGAAGATGATTCTACATCAATTGCCTCCGACATTAAATTATATTTTTGTTTATCTGCAACTAAATCAACATAAGCTTTTTTAATTGAAGTTGAACCTCCAACGCCAGCTAATGTACCATATTGCTGAGCCATACGAATTGTAGTTGGTAAATATGAACCATCCACAAGAGTTTGTGAATAATTTGATATCCTACCTTTAGGCTGTCCTCTTAAAATATCAAGGTTATTACGAAGATTAAATTGATTTACTTGAGCAGAGTACTCGGAAGTTGATTCTTCGAAACAAGCCCAAATTTGTTCATTATCCAATTCAATATTAACAATTGGGTGTCCTAAACGTTTAGCTACCCATACAGCCGTTTTAGGAGCATCGTTTCTAAAATCAATATCAGCATCATATAATCCAAATGGAGTTGATGAGCCGGATATAAATGAGCCGGAAATTGAACCAGACCAGTATGTGTTTGCAGACATATTTAAAATTTATAGTTTTACTACTATAAATATTGATATAAAAATAAAAAAGGGATAACTTTCGTTACCCCTTTTTAATATTACTCTAATCCGTTAAGATTACAAAGTGTTTAAACCATCAATTACGATTTTACCGTAGAATTCTGGTCTAACCATTTTCTTAGCGTAACGAGTCATAACACCACGACGAGGCGTGAAGTTAGTTGGGTCGTACACTAAAGGAGTCATAATCAACGGAACATATGGAGCGTAAACAGCACCTGTTTCGAAGAAGTTAGAACCTTTGAAACCTAATAAGATAACGTTTTCTGTCATATAAGGGTTCTTATAAACATCGTATCTATTAGAGATTGAACCGATGTTAGTTACACCTGCAGCAAATTGTAAAGCGTCTTTACCAGGATTTGCAGAGAAACCATTCATTGATTCTAAAATTGTTGCTACGTTTGGAGAAACAACAACGAAGTTTGCTCCACCTCTCATAGTCAATTGGTGAATCTTGTTAGAAATCTTTTGTAATTTGATTCCTAAAGTTTGATACCAAGTTGATTTAGTGTATGCTGAAGCAGCTGCTGCGTTAGAATCGATTGCGAAACCGTTACCAGTCCAATCATATCCTACTCTTGCTGACCAATATTCAGTAGAGAATGCGTTTTGCTGTAACATCTCAAGGATTTCCAAGTCAATCTCTAAAGAGATATATTCAGATAACATTTGAGTTAATTCAGCTTCTGCATCTACAGAGTGGTAAGCGTTTAAGTCTTGCGCTAATTCAGGAGTCCAAATTGCTTTCAACTTACGAGTCTTAGCTACGATGGGCTCAGATTTCAATTCTAATTCGATTTCTGGGATAGCCAAGTCAGAACCTCTATCTTCGAAGTCACCACGAGAAATATCATCAGGTTGTTTAGAATAAACTAAAGTTTGAGTTACTAAATCAGTTGCAACTAATGTAGCTGAAGAAGATACATAGAAAGATGCAGAACCTGCACTTAATGTAGTCAATTCAGGGAAATGAGTTACTGAAGTAGAACCTGAAACTTTGAATGCTCTTACACCATTGTAATCAGCATCAGAAGGTAAACCTACTGTTACTTTTCTCCAAGCATTTGGAGTTGCTGCGAAAGATGCAGATAATGTTTCGTTACCGATAAAATCAGATGCAGAACCAGAAGATACAACCGCAGTTTTTGCAGCAGTTACATCATTGATTGTGTATCCGAAACGACCTGCTCCGTAAAGACCACCTTCAGCTGCTTGAGTAGAACCCAATTTGTTACCTGCTGGAGATAAGTTATCTTTACCAAAAGTACCACCATTACCGAACATAGAAGAACCAGAAGCTGGTCTATTTGCATCGTTAGCTGTACCATATTTGAAATCCATGTAGAAAATAAGACCTGATGGTAAGTTCATTGGTTGAACTGAAACGAATTCTTTTGCTGCGATAGCACCAAAGATACGTCTTACCAAAGGTAAAGCTACACCAGCCCACTCTTCAGAACCTGAAGATGTACCTGTACGAGTTGCTTCATCCAATAATTGTTTAGCTTGGTTTTCTAACATTACTGCCATACCATGCTTTGTTGTTTCAGAACCTACTCCTTCAAGTAATCCTGTTTTTTCCCACTTGCCTTTCAAACCTCTAGTTTGCTCAAGCATAATGCTTTGTGGGTTAGCACCTGTCATTAATTTTTTTAAGTCCATTTTATGTACTTTTAATTTTGTTTTGTGAATAATTACTTAATAATACCTGCTAATTTTTTGAATCTATTTGCGAAATCTGCATTTTCAGCAATTACTTGCTTAGCTGCTGCTGGTTTAGTAGATTTTGTTACTTTACTAGCAATTCCTTCAGAGATTGATTTTTTAGCGTTTTTGTTAGAAGATGGAGTGTATTTGAAGTTCTCTGCTAATGTAGAGAATACCAATTTAACCTCTCTTACTGATTTTGTTCTATCCAAAGTTTCAATTACCTTAACTTTTTGTTCGTTAGTCATATTATGAGCTCTGAACAATTTGTTAGCGAATAATAATTTTGCGTTTAACAAATTAACTTCGTTGATAGTTTTTTGTAATGATTTGATAGTTTTGTAAGCTTCGTTCAATTCTGCAGCTGTTTCAGCATCTGCTTTCTTATCTTCTTCGCTATCTTCAATACCATCTTGCATTTCACGTAAGATTTCTTCTAAATCGATTACATCATCTTTAGAATCTTCATCTTCCGCTTCGTTAGTTACAACTACTTTAGGGTCAGCTCCTTTATCAGTACCAGCTTCAGAACCATCTGCTAAATTTTCATTAGCTGCGAATGGATTTTCTTCTTCAGAACCTTCTTCAGAACCTTCCTCATCTCCTAATTGTGCTTCTAACTCTTTAATGATTGCATCTAATGAATTAGCATCATCGCCTTCTTCATCACCATACATATCATCATCTGCTTCAGCTTCCATTCCGAAAGGATTTTCTTCTTCTTCGCCTGCTGCAAATGGGTCTTCTTCTTCGGTTGCTGCAAAAGGATTTTCTTCCTCTTCGCCACCTTCACCTTCTAATTCTGCCAATCTAGCTTTCAATTCTGCAATTTCTGCATCTTTGTTACCTTCTTGGTCAGCGAAAGGGTTTTCTTCTTCTTCGTTGATATCAGCTACTTTAGTGTAATCTGTACCAGCGGTTTCCGGCTTACCACTATCTTTAGCTACACCTACTGATAAATCAGTTTGTGCAGTTAGAGTTGGGGTTGCACCAGGAGTTTCAGCGTATCCAGCTTCTACTTTAGAACCGATACCATCTGAACTCAATTCTTCGTTTGTTGCTTCTTGGTCAGCATCCATTTCCATTTCTTCAGCTTCTGCTCTCATTTTTTGAGATAAGATTGATTGAAGTCTTGGTGTAAATGCTTCTTCAAGAGCTAACTTTGCGTTTGCTAAAGCTGTTTCTTTAACGGCTTTGGCATCGGCGATTGCTTCTTTCAATAATTTTGAATTTGCCATCTTGTTGTTCTCCTTATTTTTGATTGTGAAGTTATTTGTAGGAAACTCCAATAGAATTATGTTGATTGTTCGGTCACGCCTTATAGAGAAGGGTATTCATTAATCAACTATTACTTTAATAAATCCTTTATGAGAAAGGATATTTGAGAATAAATATATATTTTTTTTAGAAAACTAAAGAAAAACCCCAAATTTCTTTGAGGTTTCAATTTTTTTTATTATATTATTGGTGGTTTACCAATTTATATTTAGTTCTATATAATAAAGATACAACAGTATCGATATCATTTTGTATCCAACTATCTTGCAATTTTGGGCTTTTTCTCAATCTTGCAACCATATTACATATAGTTTCAAAATAATTAATAATATTTTTAATATCACAATTTTTATCCAAAGTTCCTATACCAGATAATTGAATTATTCCTTCTTTACCCTGATATGTTTCTACTAGCCCATCAATTAATCCGCCTATTGAATCATAGTATTCACCCAATGCAACGTGTGCTGAATGAGAACCGATTCCTTTAACTCCTAAATGGAATGAATGAGTTTGTGTTCTACTTTGTAATAATAACGATGCTAATTCTTCCATTATTTAATTTTTTTGCAAGTTTTACATTCTTGTAATCCCAATCTTTGTTTCATAACTTGTTCCGATACATCTGCTATTTCAAAGTATCTTCCCAAAACATGTCCCATATCTTCATATAGAGCTTCTAATCTTTGTTGTTGTTGAGCTGCTTCTAATGCTTCTTTTTCAAATCCAGCTTGTAATTTTTTTAATTCGTTCATGTTACGTTTGATTGTAACTCTATCGAACCAATCACCACCTTCTCTTAAAGTGTATTCTTGTGCCGCATCTGCAATACCACCCAATGTTTCAGCTATTTGTCTGATATCTGATTTTCTACTCATTCCTTCTCTATGTTGGCCATAGGTAGAAATGATTTCCAAAAAGTGTCTTTTTAATTCAGTTGGGAGTTGTTGAAACTCTTCGTTTTCTTTTAATATATCTCTTAAACGTATCATATTATTTATTTAAAATATCGTTTTTCTTAATTTTTGCAATGTATCTCATCAATTCTTGCTTATCCATTCCCATTGCTTCAATTACTCTAGCTAATACAAGAATTTCTTTTTTACGATTAAGGTTCATTCCCTTAATTTGAGATACCATTTTATCTAAATATCTTTCTACCGATTGTGGTAATGTTGTATCCAAATCATCAATTGATTCTTTAACATTAACTGCTTTTCCAGGTACTAAATTTACTAATTTCATATTATTAATTTAATTCTATTATGATTTCTCTCATTAAATCTTGTGAACGACACCATTTGCCACATTCTTCTGCAACTTTTGCCCATTGCTTTGATTCGTTCATTGGTGC